AACATTAACCACCGCAGTACGATTAAGATCTAAACCCCTATCTGCAAGAAGAGCCTTGTTAACAGCGGCTTCAGTGTCAAAATATAAGCAATACCCATCAGGATTAGAATCCAGGAAGTTTTTGACAACGGCAAGCGAGAAAAAAGTTTTTCCAGTGCTAGACTCACCAGCAATGGCAGTAATCTTATTCCCAGATACACCACCAAATATAGACCCTGAAACAAGTCCGTTAAAAATATACGAACCTGTGTCAACATATTCTTCAGTATCATCAATGTCTGAGGCGAGTTTGGTATAGTCATCTCCAATCTCTTTTACAATTTCTTTAAGAAAATCCATTACAGTACAAATCCAAATTTTTCACGAGCAATTTTTTTATAAGATCCGCCAGGATTTTCCTCACGAATCTCTTTAATTGTATTCAGTTTTTGATAAAGGGCAGCGTCACCACCCAGTCTCAATGCACTCACAATAGTTGCGAGTTCTTTATCATTGATAGGAAGATCCATTATCCGAAGAATAATTCAAGGTTTACGGTTTTTTCAACATTCCATCCAATAGCATCAAGGATGGATTTTAATGGTTCAAGGAATGACTTTTCAAATTGTAAGTCGTAATCAACGTACTTGTCAAGATTCAATTCCCTAGGAAAGTCCTGAATAAATGAAATTACATTTTCATGAATATGATTTGGTTTTTTTAAATAACAGAACTTAATTTTCTCACCATTTTGAATAAGAGAATACTTTGCATCTAATTTATTCTCTTTAATATAGTGATTATAAAGAAGTGCGCCCCTAGCATGAATGGGAGTTCCTTTACTATAGATGCTTGCGGGGGACTTATATTTTACCACATCAGAAACAGAACGTGGGAAAGAAACTTCCTCAGGAGGTAATTTTTTAAACTCTTCACGTTTAGTGTCAATAAATTTAATCATTTCATCTTCAGAACCAGTCATCAAAATTTTGAACGCATCTTTCAACATCTGACGACAAGGAGCTGGAGTAGATGATTTAACGGATTCAATGCCCATCACTTTAAGTTTAGGTTCCTCATATCGAACACCTTCACTGTCCCATACATTAAGAATATATCGTTTTTTCGCAGTCCAGATACCACGATCAGCAATATTCTCACGTTTCATTTGCATCTTTTGATCATATGCAGATACATATGTCGCAAGGTTGCTATAACAATCGTCAATATACGGTTCAAGTTTATCGCGGCAAACCATATCAAGTAGTTCTACAACTTTTGCTTTGTCGCTGGAGCGATTAGCAAGAAATTTGTTAACAACAGGGCCCATATTAAGATAAATGGAATCAGTATCAGATGCTATGACATAATCATCGTCCTCTGTTTTCAACAGATTATTCAGATACTTGTTCATCTTCTGCTCAATCCAACGGATTGAAACCTGCCCCGAAAGAGTGATCGCTTCTGCGTTCTCTAATTTATAATACCGGAAATATTGATTACCAATAGCACCATAAGCAGAGTTAAGAGAAATCTTTTTCGCCATTTGAATGTTGTTGCATCTAGCGATTTCCTTTTCAAGTGCAACAGTAGGCGTCTTCTCATACTCTTGTTTTGCTTTGAGCATTCTCTTTTTGAAGACAACACGATCTCCATACATCTTCTCCATCAACTCAGGTAAGAACCCACGGACATCTTTGCGATACATTGCACCATTGGCACAAATCGCGTTGTCCTTATAGAGTTCAAAATTTATCTCTTCATTAAGTATTCGATCAACTGTAACCGTAGGATGTCTTTCCTCCAGAAGCGTTTCTGGAGAGATATTGTATTGCATAATAAGATGAGGGTAGAGACTATTGAGATCAAAACTAACCACCCAATCATACTTTCCAGGAATCGGTTCCTTGACATAAGCACCTGCGTACTTTTCGTTCTTATCCGTCTGGCGTTTTTGAGGAATAACGATATTCCTTTTCTTTAGATAGTTATAAATTATATTATCCCACATGCGAACTTGATAGAACACATCGTTATAATTCACCTTGGCATCATATGCCATCGTCAGGGCAAGTTCGATAAGTTTCATCTTATCTTCTAACCTGTCAACTAGTTCTACGTCAACAATATTGTATTCAATAAACTTTTGCCATCCATGAGTATAAAAGTCTTTGAAGGTGTCAAATTCAGAGTGATCAAGTTTTTTCTGTCCCAGTTCAACGCTGGCAATATAATCAAGACGATATGATTCTTGTGCTTTATAAGTGAACTTCTTATACAGATCAAGATAATCAAGTTGAGTGACGCCACCAACATCAAACATGATGTGCTTACGTCCTTGAATATACATCTCACCTTCACTCACAAGTCCCCAGGGTGAGAACCGTTTCATCATCTTTTCACCAAGAACTCTGTTAAGACGCTTACAGATATATGGAATGTCAAATAGTTGGATATTCCATCCTGTGATAACATCAGGAACATCTTGCATCCAATGATTGATAAAACTATTCAGGAGACTTTGCTCATCAATACAGTGATGATATGTGACATTTTTTTGTCTATTGATAAAAGGTTTTACACCCCAAGTAACAATTTTTTTAGTAGTATAGTCTTGAATTGTAATTGCAAGAATTTCTTCCTGAGCAGATTCCACATCAGGAAATCCTTTTTCAGCAGTAGTCTCAATATCAAGTGTAACTAGTTTAATTTTACTTATGTCAAACTTAACTTCATCTTGAGGATACTTTTCAGAAATATATTGATAGATATACCGATCATTACCATAAATGGTAAAACCATCTACATCTTGATACTTTTTATAGAAATCTCGACAATCACGAACCTGTCCAGGTTTGATTGGTTCTACATTTACACCATCCAGCGTTTTGTGCTTAGATTCTTTTTTACTTTTGACGAAAAGTGTGGGACAGAATTCACTGTCCCTGATTTCAAATCTTTTTCCATCTTCAACTCCACGAACCAAAAACTGATTACCAATTAGCTGAACGTTGGTGTAAAATTTCATTTAGTCTGTTCTAGATATTTTTCAAGAAGTGTTGGCATAGGATCAGCAAGTGTAATGATCTTGTCCGAACTAATCATAAATGTATCTTGCATTGTATGATTCATCATCCATGGGGAAAACATATTTCCCTCACAAATTTCCATAGGATTAATCAACTTACAATCTGGTTCACCAATTTCAGCACCTACCTCTTCAATTTCACTAATCAATCTCTGATTGTTCGTTAGTAGAATCACCTTTACTATCTTGTCCATTTCCAACTACATCCTCCAAATACATTTCTTTGAGTTTTTGTTTAGGTTCGACAATCGTCACCACCCAATCTACAGGGAGCGGGATAACATTGTCCTCTGCAAGAGGACACCAGGGATAGAGTGAAACGTTGAACGCTGCTTTTTTATCTCCTTCTTCTGATTTTTCTGCGTTAAGGATTTTAACAACACAAGGTTTATCAAGGAAATATCCAAGAACTTTCTTATCTGATTCTTCGCCTACTGCCATCTCACTTACGTCAGCAATTATGTCCTCACCGGACTTTAATAGCAAAAGTTTTACAGTCATCTTTAATGTGTACCTATAGGTATTTTAGCAATAAAAAAGAGGGGCGTCAACTGGATTTGGCCAGTTGCCCCTCTGTCCACGGCGACGATATTCACTTATATTTAGATAGTTGGTGGCGCATAAACTTTATTAGAATAAACAACCAATGCTGACTTATCTCTATCAACTAATGCTTCCACTGAACTCTTATATGAATCGATCATAATTCTTGGGAATAAACCAATTGCAATAATCGGCACTAATAGAGCACTAACAATATATACTTCACGAGGTTCTGCATCTACAAGATTAGCATGATCGATAAGTTCTTTATTTTCCTTACCAAAGAATATCTCTCGTAGCATGGAAAGTAGATAGATTGGAGTAAGAATAACACCAACAGCAGCCAGAAGACATATAATTATTCTAAAAGAAATGGTATATGTTGCATCTGTAGCAAAACCAGCAAATACCATTAACTCACTAACAAATCCACTCATACCAGGGAGAGCGAGTGACGCCATAGAACATGCTACCCAGAGAGCAAACATTACTTTCATACTCTTACCAACACCACCCATTTCATTAAGTTGAAGAGTGTGAGTTCTATCGTAAGTAGCACCTACAAGGAAGAACAAAGATGCACCAATTAGTCCATGACTAACCATCTGCAACATTGCTCCACTAGTTCCGAGAGCACTGTATGTTCCGATACCAATTAGAACAAACCCCATATGACTGATTGAACTGTAAGCAATCTTACGTTTCAAATTTCTTTGAGCAAATGAAGTTAGTGCAGCGTAGATAATATTAACCACACCAAGAACAATGAGAAGTGGTGCAAATACTGAATGCGCTTCAGGAAGTAGTTGACAATTAAATCTTAAGAGAGCGTATCCACCCATTTTAAGAAGAATACCTGCAAGCAGCATGTGAACTGGTGCAGTCGCTTCACCATGTGCATCAGGCAACCAGGTATGCAATGGAACAATAGGTAGTTTGACTCCGAAAGAAATTAAAAATGCTGCATAACACCAAAGTTGAAAATTCTTAGGGAACCCCTGCTCTGCAAGATATGAATATTCAAAGTTAGGAGTTCCTCCACCATAGAACCCCATAGCGAGTCCTGCAAGGAGGATAAACAGAGAACTACCTGCGGTGTAGAGAATAAACTTAGTCGCAGCGTACTGGCGTTTCTTACCACCATAGATAGCGATCATCAGATATACAGGCACTAATTCTAGTTCCCAGGATAGGAAGAATAGAATAAGATCCTGAACTGCAAAAACCATAATCTGCCCACCATCCATAAGAAGTAGCAGGAAGAAAAATAGTTTTGGTTTGAATGTAAGTGGCCAAGCAGCGAGTGCTGCAAGACTTGTAATAAAACTAGTAAGGAGAATCAAAGGCATAGACAAACCATCTACACCGACTGCCCATGTAAGTCCTAATGAGGGAATCCACGGTATCCTCTCCGACATTTGTAACCCACTTATGGAGGGATCATATCCCGTCACGTAAGCAGCAACTGTAATCAGGAATGTAATTAAAGTGACACCGAGAGAGTACCACCTAACTACTTTGTTTCCATCAGGTAAAAAAAAGATCCCGAGAGAACACACAATCGGGAACAAAATAGCTAAACTCAACCAGGGCATAAAGTAAACACAAGGTTGAGATAATTATAACATAAAAGAGAACCATCCAGTAGCAATATACTTGAATTGTGTCTGACTGATGACACCTTTGTGATGATGTGTCCAGGATGGTGGCCAAAGAACTACCCTGCCTTTAACAGTATTAACAGTTAAATTATATTGTGGAAATTCAGTTCCTCCATCATCAGTGACATCATTCAAATAAATCATCCAAACCAATACACGATGGCAGGTATTTTTTTCTCCAGCTTCACAATGTAAGTGTGAATATCCTCCACCCGGAAAATACTTTTGCAGATTGTAATCATCTTCAAATCCCCAGTGTTGGATTTTTTCAATCTCAGGATTTTTAATTTTATATTTTGTTAGACACTCCCATAAAGCATTATAGATTGTTAAATCTATTTCAGTTTCATCGGAGAATTTAGAACAAACATCCCAACTATCCTTTAATTGTAGATTAACTCCACCCCGTGTTTTTCCTTTTTGTAAATTTGGAGAATTATCAATATGTTTAATAATATTATCACACTGATCTGAAGTTAAAACATTATCATATATTTCAATAAAATTATTCATTAAAGATAATCTTTTCTGGCATGATGCTCAGGAACTACTTTTTTTACTGTTATGGTTAAAAGTCCGTCTTCAAATAACACGTTGGTGACTTCTGTACCTTCAGCAAGTGTCCAGGATCGCTCAAAGTTTCGTTGAGCCAAACCCTTGTGGACGTATGTACCCGTTTCGTCAGAATGTTCTTTCTCCCCCCTGACAAAAAGTTTTCCATACTCGGTGAAAGCATGTACCTCCTCCTTTTTAAAACCAGCTAACGCAATTTCTAATCGCGTTTCAATATTATTTAACTGAATTACATTATAGGGGGGATAGTTACTTGATGTTCCTTCAAATACTTTATCAAAGTAATCATTCATACCAATAGCATTTTTATTCAGTTTTTCCATAAGCGCAGCCATATCAGCCACACGATAGCGTGTAAGCTCTCCCATTTTTAATTCTCCTTTGTAAGCGAGAGTATGTTGTGTGGATCCTTTCGGCATCCACTACTAATTATATAAGATGGCATAAAAAAGAGGGTGTTGAAAACCCTCACATTTTTATTCGGTTTCCTGTGTTTTAGTTTTTTTACCAATATTATATTTCTGTTCTAGAATCCATTCGCCCTTATCTTTGTAAGAAAGAACTTTGATTTGATTTAGAGGAGCGATATCAAGAACTGTATCTTCATCAACGATGGAGATCAATCCCCAGTCTGAAAGCAGACGGACAATACGGTTACGACGCTGAACATCGTTAATAGAAAGATTAGCATGTTTTCCATCAAGCGCAAATAATTCTTTAAAATGGACAATATAATACTTGCCCTGTTTATGAAGGATGTGACAACTTTGATAGAGTTTTTTCTCTTTTCTGGATGCGACTCCAATCCTTGTCAGTGTCTCTCTTACCTTTAGAAAATCATCTGGTTCATTAAGTAAGACTTCAATCATCTGATCCTGAGTCCAGTGATACTGAGGTTCCACAGTATTACTCATTTTGTTCCTCCAACGTCAAGTCGTTTTTTAATAAAATTAATCTGTTCATTCGTCAGGATTTTCAGAGCTTGACATGCCTTTTCATTACTATAACCATAGTATTGTTTGACACTTTCGAGATCCGTGACTTTATCCTTACGGAGCCAGGGAGAAAATCTCTTCTTTTTCCTCAGACTATTTAGATAAAATTTATATTGCATATCTTTATCAAGAAAGTGATTTTTATTCATTTCATTAGCAAATAATACACAATCAAGATGTCCAGATAAACAACGATTGACAATATATGGTGGATATGACTTCATATCCTCAGACAAATCTTCTTTTGTGAAGTTGATTGAGTTCAACCAATCTTT